TGTAATGTTCGCTTGTGCTGCTGTTTGTAATGTACCTGTTATATCTCCAAAGATTGCATTACCTACTGTTCCACTAAAGACCTCTGAAGAGTTTGTAGCATCAGGAACAAATGTAAATGCTGAAGCACTATCATCATATCCAAAGAAACCTACTTTAGCAGCACTTCCATTATGCCATCTAAACTCTATACCTCTATCTTTGTTATCATCAGAACCCGGAGCTGAATCTCCACCTAATGTAAAGATTGGGTCATCTATAGTAACTGTTGTACTATTAACTGTACTTGTAGTTCCATTAACTGTTAAATCACCTGTAAGAGTTAAGTTACCTCCTACAGCAGCGTTACCTGTAGTAGTTATACTATCTACATAAGCATCTTTCCACCTAACTGAAGTTGAACCTAAATCAACATCACTATCTGTTTGTGGTCCGAATATTCCATCAGCAACATATACTTGTTCTGCATTAGCTGCATAGAAGTGTATCTCGTCTGCTGTTTCAAAATCTATTTTAGTTTGGTCATCTTCACCAATCTTAATATCTGTAGCTAGTAAAGATGTAATTCCTGTTTGAGCTGCATTGACTGCAAAGTCTATTGTAGAATCTCCATCTTCATAAGTAACTGTAATACCTGTTTCTGTATTACTTGATAACATTGCTCCAACAGTATCTTCAACAAACTCATCTAAGTTAGTTCCATTAACTGTTATAGCATCTGCTTCTAATGTACCATCTATATCTGCGTTACCACTAATATCTAAAGAACCTGCATCAAGTTCTCCTGCTATAGTAAGCATTCCAGAACTAGGATTATAAGTAAATCCGGTATCAGTTTCTAATCCTTGAGTTCCTGTAGCACCATCAACAAATACTGGGAAGATAGTTTCATCTGTACTATTGTTTGCAGATATAGTTACTGATGTAGCTAAAGCTGCTGTACCTGTAGTATCTTGGTTGAGTGTTCCAATAACAAAATCTAATGTATTATCACTATCATCATAAGTTACTGTAACTCCTGTTTCAGTATTAGAAGTTACCATAGCTCCTACAGTATCACTAATTGTTTCTGCTAATGTAACACCAGCAATAGTAATTGCATCGGCTTCTAGTGTTCCATCTATATCTGCATTGCCTGATATATCTAATGTAGCTGCATCAAGTTCACCTGTTATTGTTATGTTTCTTGCACCAGTAAAATCTTTATTACTATCTACTACTATAGCTTTTGAAGCTTCTATAGTTCCTGCTGTAGCTACATCAACATAATTAAGTTCTGTGGTAGTTGCTGTAACACCATCTAATAAATTTATTTCTGTAGCAGTTGAAGTAACTCCATCAAGTATGTTTAATTCTGCTGTAGTAGCTGTTACACCATCTAGTATATTAAGCTCTGCAGCAGTTGAAGTTGTTGCTAAACTTACAGCTCCACTAGAAACTGTAAAGTCAGCACTATCAAATGAAGCCACACCTTTATTACTTGTTGTTGCATCTTCAGCAGCAATAGTAATTGTATTACTTGAAGCAGAAGTATCAATACCTTCTCCACCTGCAATAGTTAAAGTTTCACTATCTAAATCTATTGCTATTGTACCACTATCTGTAGTAGCATCTAAATCTTGTGCTGTAACCTGTGAATCTACATAAGCTTTAATAGACTGTTGAGAAGCAATACCTGTAGCACTATCAGAAGACATATCATCTTCATCAAGAAAAGCTTTACCATCTAATATATTTAATTCTGTTGCTGTACTTGTAACTCCATCAAGTATATTAAGTTCTGCTGCTGTGGATGTTACACCATCCATAATGTTTAGTTCTGCTGTAGTTGCAGTAACTCCATCCATTATATTTAGTTCTGCAGTTGTAGCTGTTACTCCATCAAGAATGTTAAGCTCGGCTGCTGTGGATGTCACTCCATCTAATATGTTTAGTTCAGCAGCAGTTGCTGTAATTGCTGTACCATTAAAGTTAATAGCATCTAAATATGCAACACCATCAATATATAAATCTTTCCATTCTTGTGAAGAACTACCTAGGTCATATGTATTATCATCATCTGGAATAATGTTAGAATCTACATCAGCTCCAAAGACTACATTATCAGTAGCAGCATCACCCATAGTAATAGTACCACCATTAAATGTTGTAGTACCTGTTACTGTAAGATTACCACCTACTGCAACATTACCTGTTGTTGTAATAGCATCTATATAAGCATTCTTAAAGTATAATGAGCTAGTACCTAAATCTACATCACTATCTGTAACTGGAGCTAAAACCCCATCAGCTAAATATGCTTGTTGTACTGAACTACTTGATACTTCTACATAAAATTCTATATGATTATTTGTAGTATCTATTAAGACTTTGTTGTTTGGAGAAGTTTCACCAGCATCACCAATTAATCCTATAACTGGTCCAGAGGCTGCTGTACCATCATGTGTATGTCCTGTTGAATTGTGGAATGCATTTACTAACTGGTTATATTCGTTATTAAATAACGCAGCAGTAATTGTATCTCCATCTGCAAAAGAACTTTGTCTAGTATATCCTGCCATTATTTATTCTCCAATTCTTTTATTCTATTTATTAAATTTTCATAGCCTTCCATTTCTTCTATACATTTAGGAGGATGTGAATCTTGTTGTAATTCATCTATTTTATTTGAAAGTTCTTTTACTGCGTTTATTAAGTACCATGTTAGATTATCAGTATTTACAGTTTTTTGTCCTGAAGATTCTGTCATAACAACTTCGGGTAAAACTATTTCTATTTCTTGTGCTATAACACCAAGTTGTATTCCTTCTTGGTTTACAGCTAGATGACTTGGTAAGTCTGTAACTTCTTCTTAAGCCATCATTATTATTTACAATATTCTTTTTAATTCTTTCATCAGAAGTTTGAGCCCAAGTAGTTGCGTTAGTTCCTTGATACAAAGAACCTCCACCGGGAGGATAAATATAACCAGTATTATCTCCTTTACCAACAATACTATTACCTATAACTAATTCTGATGCACTATTAGAACTTGTATTAGCTTCGTAGCCAAAAAGCATACTACCACCTTTTATAGTTATATTTGCACCTGCACCTGTACCAACAACTGTATTATTATGTCCAGTCGTTAAATTAACAGCAGCAGAACTACCTATTGCAATCGTGTTACCTGCTGTAGTAACAGCAGTAGCAGCATTAGAACCTATAGCTGTATTATGGTCATTACCTGAAGCTGTTGCAAGAGCATTATAACCAATCGCAACAATGTTAGTACCATTTGTATTTGTCTCTAAAGCTGATTTACCAACAGCCACATTATAACTAGCTGCGACATTTGCTTTTAAAGCATCTTTACCTACAGCTGTATTTGCAGTACCAGTTGTATTATCTAACATAGCAAGATAACCAATCGCTACATTATTATCGGCTGTAGTATTTGCACCTAAAGCACAGGCACCTACTGCTACATTAGAACCACCTGTTGTATTAGAAGACAAAGCAGCAAAAGATACGCCAGTTGTTCCACCACCCACAGCAACATTATCATTACCTGTGGTATTCGCATCAAGTGCTTCTGCACCTACAGCTACATTTCTTGTTCCTGTTGTGTTTGCTACTAAAGAGTTCATCCCAACAGCAGTGTTGTTTGATGCAGTAGTATTAGCATATAAAGCACCTGAACCTAATGCAGTATTTGAAGCACCTGTGGTATTAGCATTTAGTGAATCATTACCTATAGCTGTATTTCCATCAGCAGTAGTGTTTGAGGTAAGTGCTTGATAACCAACAGCAGTATTAAAATCACCAGTAGTATTAGCATCTGCTGATAAAGCACCAACAGCTACATTTTTTGTTCCTGTAGTATTTACACCTAAAGAATTTGAACCAATAGCTACATTATTTGAAGCTGTGGTGTTCGCATCTAATGCTTGAAAACCTACAGCAACATTAGTTTCACCAGTAGTTATAGCACCACCTGCTGCATAACCAATAACAGTATTAGCATCGGCTGTAGTTATAGCATCTCCTGCTAATCCACCTATAGTAGTGTTTCTATTACCTGTGGTTATAGCTACACCTGCTTGATAACCAACTGCTGTATTATAAACATCAGCTTGGTCTGCGTTTTGTACTTTTAGAGCTTCAAAACCTATTGCTGTACTTGTACCTCTAGTATCTTCTGTAGTTAATGCACTTGCACCTATAGCTGTATTACCAGCTCCAGTTGTTATAGCATCACCAGCTCCTTCTCCTATAACAACATTATTTGAACCTACTGAATAATTTCCTATTAATGCTCCTGTTACTTTTGTTATTGCCATTTGTTTTTATCTCCTGCCTGAAGGTATGTAATCTACATAAAAACCATTTATCGTATATGGTGCTTTTGTGTCATCACTTATAATTGTAAAATTGTTACTTGTTCCACTTCCTTGTAATGGAATCCTTATTAAAGGGTTATCACCACCACCAAATACATTTGTATTTAATAAAGCATCTCCAAACTTTGAAGGTGGATTTATAACTCCTATATCAAATAAATCTGGTGGTTGAGGTATATCAGTATTACCATAATCAAATCTTACTTGTATGTCTGGTTCAACTATACCTTCAGAACTTGCTGATACTCTAACATAATGTAAAGTTTTTAAAGTTCCTAAATCACCATAATCATAATTAGGTGTTTCATATCTTGCTAGTATATTACTACCATCAAAATTATTTCCTGTGTCATGCTGATAAACATATCCGTTTGTATCACCATGATAATATTGTTCAACATTATTATTATCAAAACCTGAACTAATTGCAGTAACTTCTAATCCTCTTGTCTCTGACCATTGAAATCCATCTGGTCTTAATGTTCCGATAATTCCTTTTTGTTGAGTATTTTCTAAACTTGTTTTTGTATAAAATAATCTATATTGTGATTTATCTCTTAATACAATACTATCTATTACAAATGTATTTATATTCTCTGCTAAATCTGTAATTAAAGGTTGAATAGCTTTACTAACTGTACCTAACTCAACATCTCCAATTCTTGCTGTACCAGCTACTGTTCTGAAACCATCTGGTGCTAAAAATATTAAGTCACCACCAATCTCTTGAATACTATAACCACTTAAACAACCTACATTCTTTGTTACCGGTACAATAGCTATATTACTTGAATCATTTATGTTTATTAATTTAAATATACTATTGGTACAAAATATAAATAATTCATTACGGAATCCTTTGATTCCTTCTATCTGGTCTTCTAATACAATATTACCTGAACCAGTACTTGTAAAATCTGTAGGGTCTAATGTACCACTATAATAAATTGTATTTAAGTTATCTTCAACTCCTGCAGCTATTAAATGCTTATCGTGAGTTGTAACATATTTAACACCTTTAGTACTTGATACAGTTATTTCCTCTGCAAAGAATGTTCTACCACTTAAACTACCACTACCTTCCATTCTAAATGCATAAGGTTTGTTAGCACCATCAGATATAATAACTTGACCATAATCATAAGTAGCACCATCAAATAATGTAAATTGACATTGCCCTTGTGAAGTTCTTGTTAAAGTACTTCTACCGGTAAAGGTGCTATAGTTATCACCACTACCTGATACAGAACTTCTACTAATGTTTACCCAAGTCTGTCCATCGTTACTAAAATATATTCCTGTTCCTGCAGTAGCTATAACACCATCTGCATAAGGAAACACACCTAGTATATTTGTTGTACCACCTGTAGGTTGTGTAGCACTTGTAGTACCTAACTTTTGATACCCATTAATTCTTCTATAGCCACCCTCGGTAGAAACCTCAAAGTTTCTTAAGTCTTTTGCAACTCCGGGAGTTTTAAGTAAATCAATTACATTAGATGATTTAACTAAACCTCCGTTTACTGCAACTGTATAGGGTTGACTACTAGCCATCTATATTAGCTAGGTATATTAAATGCTTGGTCAGGTGTAGGTGTTGCTACTGGATTAGTAATAACACTATCAACTTGACTAGCAAAAACTGCATCCCATTGTGATACAGGACATAAAGCTACTAAATCAGCTTTACTAAAGCTACCTTTAGCCTGTAAAGTAAATGCATCACTACCATCTGCCTTTTTTTGATTTACTTGTGTAGTAAATGTAGATGTGTAATAAGTAGCATCACCTTCGCTATCATTTTTATAAGTATATTCTAATTCCCATTTTTCTACTTTACTAGAGCTATTTTCATATGGGATTGCTTTAGTTAAGTCTTTAGTTACTGCCATTTATTATTCCTCCTTTAGAATTTTAATTTCAGATTTTAATTCATCTACTTGCGTAGAAAGTTCTTGGACTGCTTTAACCATAACAGACATCATAGCTGATGGTGCAACTCTTTGCCTTCCATCTGCTTCATCTTCAGTCCACATATCAAAGCCATCTTTTAAATTATGATTATCAATTACTTCTTTAACTTCCTGTGCTATAAAACCATGGTTGTACTTACCATTCATAGTTCTTGTTTCAGAACCTTCTTTATAGGCTTTCATATCTACAGGTATATCTTTTTCTTTTTTCCATTGGAAAGTAACTGGTCTTAAATCGTTTATAAAATCTAAACCTACTTCTTCATCTTGTATATCTTCTTTTAATCTTATATCTGAAGGTGCTGTAATTGAAGTAGCACCAAAAGCTATGTTTGAATCTGTACTGCCATAACCAAAAGTAAAATTACTACCTCCAACTCCTGTTACTTGCATACCTAAAACAATAGATTGGTCAGTATCGTTAGCTGGTGTGTCAGCTTGATAACCTATACAAATATTACCATCTCCAGTTGTTAAAGCTTCTCCACCTCTTACAGCAGCAACATTATAAGAACCAGTTGTAAGACTTACTAAAGACCTATAACCAAATGCACTATTTGACTGACCAGTTGTTATAGCTTTACCTGAATCCATACCCATAGCTGTATTTTCTGAACCTGTAGTATTTGCTACTAAAGTATGATAACCAACTGATGTATTGTTTGAAGCTGTGGTATTAGCTGAAAGTGCATAAGCACCAACACCAGTATTATTACTTCCTGTGGTATTTGCATCTAAAACACCTTGACCAAAAGCATGATTATAATGACCTGTTGTATTTGCATACAAAGCATCATCTCCAACAGCTACAGCTTGAACTCCTGAAGTATTACTTCTTAAAGCGTTAGTACCTACAGCAACCATATTAGCTCCTGAAGTATTACTTAATAAAGCATTTATACCTATAGCAACCATACTACTTGCTGTAGTGTTTGCTGATAAAGAACTTGCTCCGACTGCAACAAGATTTGTACCTGTAGTGTTTGCTACTAAAGCAGAAAATCCAATTGCTGTATTGTTTCCTGCTGTAGTATTAGCTCCTAGTGCTGAATTACCAATCGCAGTATTTCCACCACCTGTTGTATTAGCATCTAAAGTAGCAGCACCTATAGCTACATTACTATTACCTGTTGTGTTTGATGATAAAGCTGTCCAGCCCATAGCATTATTATCTGAACCTGTAGTGTTTGCTCCTAACGAACCTTTACCAACTGCTGTATTAGCACTAGCAGTTGTATTACTAGCTAAAGCACTTTTACCTAAAGCAGTATTAGCTGCACCTGTTGTATTAGTTAATAAAGCATTTTGTCCTACTGCTGTATTTTCACCTGCTGTGGTGTTTGCATATAAAGCACTTTTACCAACTGCTGTATTTTCTGCACCTGTGCTATTTGTTTGTAATGCTGCAAATCCAAGTGCTGTATTATCACTTGCTGTAGTGTTGTAATATAGAGCACCATGTCCAAGTGCTGTATTATTACCACCAGTTGTAGTTGTAAACATAGCTAATGTACCTATAGCTATATTATTGCTTCCTGTTGTAAGTTTTGTTAATGCTTGTTTACCAAAACCTGCATTATCATCTCCAGATGTTAAGTCATCAAAAACTTCAAAACCAAAACCTGTATTGTTATCAGCACTAGATAAAGTACCGGTACCACCATCATTACTTATTAATATTCCATTACTAAAATTAGCTGCACTAGGACCTATTGCTCCTTCTAATAAATCTATTGGTACTCTTGTCTTTGCCATTTATATCTCCTAAAAATATGTCCTATCATCTGTCATGTATTTTGGCGTTGGATTCATAAGATTAGATTTCATGTATCTCATTGCTTTTTTATAATCATCTAATGCAAACGCTGCCTGTTGTGGACTTTCTTTAAACTGCCATACATAGTATCTAGTCCTTGCAGTTACAACATTACTATATTGTTCTGGTAATGCCATTGTATCTCCATGAGCATCTAAAGCTGTAGGCTTAGTAAATGCATAAAAATGTACATTATAAACCTTATCAGGTATTGGACTTAATCCAAACTTCCTACTATCTGGAGATT